GGCGCGTTGGGACCAGTACCTGTGTTGGTGGTTTGTGGTTTTGGCGGAGGCGGAGGCGGTTGGTTGTTCCTTCTAGGGACTCTCGCCTCCATCACTACTATAGGCCGACAAAAAAAAGCGATGTTCCCTGCAGTGTCCTGAGACTAGAGCCAGAGTTCAAAGCAAAAACAATGTCTCTCCGTACACGTCTTATCACGCCTTACCAGCACGATGGTGTCAAGTGGCTCGTGGAGCGCGAGCTCTCTTCGGACTACCCTGGTGGTTTTCTGTGTGACGAGATGGGCCTGGGTAAGACGGTCCAGCTTCTGGCAACTATGTGCACCAACCCACGGGGACGCACGCTGGTCATAGTGCCCAAGTCGATAGTGTCCCAGTGGGTCTCGGAGATTCAAAAGTTTGCCCCGCACATGGAGGCGCTGACTTATGACGGCACAAAACGCAAGATACCCGAGTTTGTCGCGGCTCGGCAGACTGTGGTGATTGCGCCCTATTCAGTCGTGCGTGACGGTGAGCTCCAAAAGGTGGGCTGGGACCGCGTCATTCTGGACGAGGCTCACGAGGTTCGCAACATCAAGTCCAAGACGGGTGTGGCTGTGCTAGCGCTGCGCTCTCCTATCAAGTGGCTGGTGACTGGCACGCCTATATTCAACTCGGTCAAGGACTTTGTGAGCCTCTGTGCTATTCTGGGAATCACCAAGTCGCACGTACAGTGCTACCTACCGGAGGTTCGCGCCCGGTACGTTATCCGGCGTACCAAGGAGGACCTGAACGACAGGCTCAAGCTGCCGCCGTGCGACTTTCAGAATGTGGAGCTGGCTATGACCTCTGAAGAGAGCGACCTCTACCAGGATGTCTTCATGACGGCTCAGGGCATAGTGCGGGAAATTTTCCAGGCTGGCACACAGGGCACGCACCAGATGGAGATTCTGGAGTGCCTGCTGCATGTCAGGCAGGTGATGACGTGGCCACAGCTCTTCCTGACGGGCATGGCCAAGAAGGAGGAGCGCGAGATTCCCAAGTGGTCTGGCGAGTCGGCCAAGATGGACGCGCTGCTCAAGATGATAGCCGAGCACCCCACGGAAAAGTCGCTCGTCTTCACGCAGTTTATGGGCGAGATGGATGAGATTCAGCGGCGGCTCGAGGAGTACAACTGCGAGGTGTACCGGATAGACGGCAGCGTGGACAAGGAGGCGCGTGAGTACCGCATCGGCGCCTTCAAAAAGAGCAGCCGCGGTGCCATCTTCCTCATCCAAATCAAGGCGGGTGGCGTGGGCCTCAACCTTCAGGAGGCGACCCGGGTCTACATCACGACCCCAGCCTGGAATCCCGCGACGGAGCTGCAGGCCATTGGCCGCGCGCACCGCACGGGTCAGTTGAGCAAGGTGTACGTGCGCAAACTGGTGTATACAGGGACGGAGCAGTTCCCGAGTGTCGAGCAGAGCATCATGGACCTCCAGGGGCACAAGGCGCAGGTCTCAGCAGAGGTGCTCAACGACGAGCGACTCGCGGGGTCGGTGCCCAAGACCAAGAGCACCGTCTCCATCCGCAAGGTGGCGAAACTTTTCTCAGTGTAACATATACAATGGTTGAATCACGCGCTGTCCGCTTCCACCAGGGCGACTCTTCCCTGAAGAAGAACCCCAAGGGTGAAATTGTCTCCGTCACCAAGTCCAAGCAGGAGAAGGCCAACCCCTGGATAAAGGCGGTCGCGGCTGCCAAGAAGTCACTCGTCAAGAAGAAGGAAATGACGAAGAAGGAGGCCAGCGGCTTTGTGCTGGTCAAGGGCAAGCTTCTGACAGAGGCGCGCAAAATCTACGGGTCCAAGTAATTTTCTTTAAATAGAATAGGATGTCGAGTTCCACACCAAACACGAATAGTAACCTACATTTAGGTACGGTTACAGGAAGATATCAGGAGCTGCGTAGCCAGGGTTTATCAAGAAATCAAATAAGAGAAAGATATCCTCGGGTATTTGCATTAATGGTGTCTCTTTATGGTAAAGAGAATTTCCCCTCGCCAGGGAGTAGAACCGGGGGGACAATTCCATCCACGACTAGGACGCGAAGAACTCGTAGTATGCCTAAACCAAAGTTCCTTTTTGCAACAAGAAACATAGGCACGTCGGCTATGAAATTTCCCAAAAAAGAAACACCACCACCGGCTCAGCCAGCAAAGTCAGTAACCATGCGGTACAAGCAGCTTAAAGAGAAGCTCAAGGCGATTCAGAACATAGCGAGCAACCGGTCGCGCCGAAGCGAGAACAATGCGCGCGAGTTGCGTCAGCTCGTGAAGAGTCAACAAAATAGTCTGCTTCAGCAGATTAAACAACAAGATGCGTACATGCACCGTTTCTCACGCATACGTGGTACTCCGACAAGTTATTACAACCGGAATTTCCGTCGGTTCTACAGAGCTCCTGTGCAGCGGGGGCTCGCGCAGTACTACTACTACCAGCAACCAGGTGTTCCGCGTTACGTACAGCAGCTGCCCGCACGCGTCTTGCGGTTAAACCAGGGCGGCCGCGGTTTGCCACCAGCCCCCTTTTATACTCGTCGTCGCTAGTCGTCGAGAAGAGCGCACTTTGATACTGACACAATAGGCTCCTCCTCCTCCTCCTCCTCTGGCGGCTGTACGTCATCGTACACCATAATTTGACTACACTTGACAGTCAAACCATACTGATTATTGAAAAAGTAAACACCTGTAATCTCAATCAGACACGACATCTGCTTGCCGGCCCCCTCTCCGGCTGTCGTGTACGACCCCACATAGTTGCGCTGTGCGTCAAAGACGGGCGTGCCATCCTCCACCTTGATGCGCAGGCTCGACCCCTTCAGATTCGAGTTGAACGGCTCGGCCGCGCACAGCTTCGTCTCCATCTCGCGCCACCAGTTGACAAACGCCTTGCTTCCAATCTCGATATTAATAGACTTGTACTCGCTCAGACCGTACTGACAGAGGCCGCGTGGAATCTGAAACTTGAGTCCGATAAAGCGAGCCATACCACGCGTAAAAGTAGTCTCGATGTCATTGATGTTGATACCGATCCACTTCATTAGAATCATTTGTCTCATTCTTTTTAAACCGAAAACACTCGAACAAATAAGATGTCCTTTTGGATATATTGCTAAACTCGTCGATGGTGTAGCTGTTGCCCATAGACTTGTTGCAATTGCTACATATTGGTCGCAGGTTGTCAATGGACGTCGTGCCACCCTTGCTCTCCGGGATGTTATGGCCGCACTCAAAGGTGAACGGCGTCATCTTGTTCTCACACCAACCAACCAGGCACTTGTGCTCGAACCTCTTGCCGATGTGAGCCAACCAAACCTGCTCCCTAAGAGCCTTAGGAATATTAACCTTCATAATTATAGATATTTTATATGCTTTAATTATGGAGGACGACTGTCCGATTTGTTATGAAGGAATAGCAGGTGCCGTGACCCAGATGGGGTGTTGCCGCAAGTACATGCACGCAGAGTGCTACATAAAATGCATGGTCCTCAAGACAGAGTGTCCAATGTGCCGTACGGACCAAGCATTTGAGATTATTATTCCGGTAGCCCCCGAATCCGAGCCAGAAGAGAGTCCACCGGAGCGTGATAAAAAAATATTTATTCCAATTATTTTTTTGAGTATGAGTCTAGGAATGTTATTCAGTACAAATCCTTTCAATGTGCTGCCAGGGAGTATAGGGATGCTTTTGGGATGTGTTATTTTCAAGGAGTGACGGGGAACTTTTTCTCAAGCTTGACGAGTTTTGTGTACCGGCGCGCGTTGCGACTGTATGTATCGTACCGGTCGGCCCACATCTCCATGTCGTACTCGAGGCGGAGAGGCGCAATTAGGCGTTCGAGCTCCTGGTGGCGCGTCTTGGCTGCCGTGTATTTGGGTGGGCACTTTTGGTAAACCTTCCAAGCCTTTGAGCACTCATTGTACCTATCGTACGCATCCTTTGACGACTCTGTAAAATCGTCCAGACCCTTCTCGAGCTCAGCCAGGGTCGTCTCGTGAAGCTCACGCTTTTTATCACCCGACATGCGGGTGTAGTGGCGCCGCGCATCGCTCATGTGTTCCAGGCACGCCTCCTTGAGAGCCGCAGCTGTACCGGGGCACTCGTCACGAATCATGTCGAGCTCGCTGTGAGCCTCGCCCTCAAAGTATTCCAGGACTGCCCGACGAGCCGAGGGCCATGCGGGAAAGTCGGCATAGTCAGACTCACGCGCATGCCAGTTGCATCCATCGACACAGTAGACACGGTCACTCTCGTCCAGTGCGAAGCAGATACCCCACCCCATTAATGAATATTTGGGATATATTCTTAAGTATCTAACCAGAGCACATCTCGCAGCTCTCCGGGTTGTCGCGGCGACACGCCTGGACAGGGTCGAGAGTAAACTGGATGGGCTTAGCCTTGGCGCGCGTACGCAAGTAGTACATCCCCGACTTGAGCCCCTTCTTCCAGCCGTACATGTGCATGCTAGACAGCTTGGCCATAGAAGGATTCTCCATGAAGATGTTCAGAGACTGAGACTGGCACACAAAGGCGCCGCGGTCAGCCGACATATCAATCAGAACCTTCTGACTCATCTCCCATGCCGTCTTGTAAATATCCTTGAGGCGCTGTGGAATAGTCAGGGTCTGCACACTGCCACCATCCCGGATAATCTGGTCCTTCGTGTCCTTGTTCCACATGTTGATAGCCTGCAGGTCCTTGACCAGGTGCTTGTTAATCATCACAAACTCGCCCGCAAGCGTGCGCCGCAGGTACAGGTTGGTCGTGTACGGCTCGAACGCCTCGTTGTTTCCAAGAATCTGAGCCGTGCTGGCTGTCGGCATAGGGCCCACGAGCAGCGAGTTGCGAAGACCATCCTGGAAGATACGCTCCTTGAGTTCTGTCCAGTCAGCGCGCGAAGGCGTGACACCCCACAGGTCAAACTGGAGCTTACCCGCAGAGGCTGGGGACCCTGCAAACGTCTCGTAGGCCCCCTCATCTTTCGCGAGCTGACACGACTCGGTTAGTGCGCCGTGATAAATCGTCTCAAAAATATCCTTGTTGAGCTTGGCAGCCTCCGGGCTATCAAATGCCAATCCCAACATCATAAAAACATCCGCCAGCCCCTGAACACCGATAGCGATGGGCCGGTGGCGTTTGTTACTGCATTCCGCCTCTGGCACGGGGTAAAAGTTATTGTCGATGACTCTGTTCAGGTTGCGAGTTACTAGGCGGCTGATGTCATGTAGCGCCGTGTGGTCAAACTGTCCTTCGTTCACAAAGGCTGGCAGACTGAGAGAGGCCAAGTTGCACACAGCCACCTCCTCTGGACTGGTGTGCTGAATGATTTCTACGCAAAGGTTTGAAGACTTGATTGTGCCAAGGTTCTTCTGGTTCGACTTGGTGTTACAGGCATCCTTGTAGAGCATGTAGGGGGTGCCGGTCTCAATCTGGGAGCGCAGGACCGAGTCCCAGACCTGGCGCGCCTTGACAGCCTTGCGGAAGCGTCCCTGAGCCACGTACATCCGGTACAGCTCGTTGAACTCTTCGCCGTGAACGTCAGCTAGGCCGGGACACTCGTTGGGGCACATCAGGTGCCACTCGCCATCCTGCTCCACCTTTTCCATGAAGAGGTCAGGAATCCACATGGCCGTGAACAGGTCGCGGCAGCGCGCCTCCTCGTCACCCTGGTTGAGCCGTAGGTCCAGAAACTCCATAATGTCTGCGTGCCACGGCTCGAGGTAGACTGCGATGCTGCCCTTCCGCCGTCCGCCCTGGTTCACGTAGCGGGCCGTCGCGTTGAACACGCGCAACATAGGGATGATGCCGTCAGACTGGCCGTTTGTACCGGCGATGCGCGAGCCCTTGGCGCGGACGTTGTGAGCGTGCAGACCTATGCCCCCTGCCCACTTGGAGATGTTGGCGCACTGCTCCATCGTCTGGTAGATGCCGCCGATGCTATCCTCCTTGATGCCGAGCAGAAAGCAGCTGGACATTTGGGGTCGGGTCGAGCCGGCGTTGAAGAGGGTAGGGGTTGCGTGGATGAAGTACTTCTTTGACATGAATTCATAAGTCTTTTTGACGCGCTCAATGTCGTCGCAGTGGATGCCGATCGCGACGCGCATAAACATATACTGGGGAGTCTCACCGTGATTCAGGTAGCTCTTTTGCATCGTCTTGATACCAAAAAAACCAAAGTCATAGTCGCGGTCGTGTTGAATCTCAGCATCCAGTTCGAGCGCGACACACTTCATGAAGTAATCCGAAACAACCCCGCGGATGTGAAGACCAACCATGGCATCACTAAAAGTTTTAGGACAATTTTTGTGCATGTCAGAGACGATGATGCGGGTCGCGAGTGTCTCGTAATTCGGATTCTCGGTCACCATGTCGATTGCCACGTCGGCACTTAGGTTGTCCACGTCGCTGGTCTTGATGCCGTCGTACATTGATGAGAATACCTTTTGGGCCACTTTGTCAGCCTGGACACCCTTGAGGTCCACGCAGAGCTTGTGGATACGCTTGGTCACCTTGTCGAACAGCATGGGGACTTCATCTCCGGAGCGCTTGATGACCTGCATTTCTATAAAACATTTGATTGTTTTTTTTAAGTGGTCGGTACGCAGGTCCCGGGTCGAAATTTTATTGGTATGATATAATAATGGCTACACGCATCGAGCCGACTCCTCTGAGTAATTCATACTTTTCTGATTTCAACCGGGAGTCTCTGCACTTGGCCATTATTGAGGAGGCGCGCAAGCGCACAGGGTATGTCATCGACCGTCAGAGCGATGGTGACCTCCAGGCCTACATGAAGGCTGTCTATGTGAACATGATGCGCGACCCCTTCCAGAACGTCAAGGGTCAGCTCGAGGCCATGAATAACGCGGTGGTGACCCAGGCTATGCGCGACGTCTTGCCGGGTGTCCTGCAGCAGCTGATTTACCTGCGCGACTCGAGCACACTGCCGGCCCCCCTTATCAACGCTCAGAACACGAGCACCCGTGGCATGAAGATGGGTCAGAACAACAAGTTTGCATTTTAAGTCTGGTCCATAGGGTCAGCTGCTTGTCGGGATCCGACCCTTCGGCTCGATTTTAAAAATAACTTTTTAAATTATGAAGTCACTCGATGAGATTCTTATTGGATTTCTTATCTTTTTCTTGATTGAGCGGGGTGTGCGTCTGGGCAGCAGTCTAAAGTACGGCAGGCCAGAGGATACCAGGGTGCTCCAGTTTGAATTTTGGTCACTGGTGGCGGTAATGGTGATAGTGATGGTATTTCGTCGGAGAATAGGTAGCGTGAATCTATGATAAGGGTTTGAACATAAAAGTAGATATGATGAATCAGTACCGTGATGAGACGTACGAGCTGTGCCGTACGAAAGGATGGGACAAGGCACCCGTTCAGACGGTATGGCTTTTACTCACAGAAGAGATTGGCGAGCTGGCGAGCGCTATTCGTCAGCACCAGCGAAGTTTCAAAAAGACTGGCCTAAAAAAAGACAAGGGGACTGATATTGTGACTGAGATGGGTGACGTATTCAGTTATCTGTTCCAGCTGTCGTACATGTTGAATGTTGACCTTGACCATATGTGGAACATCCACCGTGAAAAGATGGCCACAAAAGTTTATCTTCGTACATAGTAACGATGGCATTGTCAATGCTGGTTGATGACCAGCTCAGCATGAATCGCATAAACCCGTACACGCTTACGGGGACTTTTGGTGTACCCACTGACGGCATGTACAAGACGCCACTGGATGCACAATATACTACAGAAATCGACCCAATCCCAGCCGAGACCGGGACCGTCTTCCCGGACGATACCCCGGACCACTTTGCACCGAGCCGCATCAACATGTCCAGCGGCATGATGGCCAACACAGTAGGTGACAGAGGCAACGCACCGTTCCCCATGTTCCCAGCGCGCAAATACCAGTATGATGATGGACACGTTACGTTTGCGCGCCCATCCATGCCCAAAGCTGCTCGTGTCGCCTCGGATAACAGCACACTGATTATTCTCATCGTGGCGCTCGCAGCGACACTGTTTGTGTTTCGCAAAAATCTCAAGTAAAAGATGGAAAAGGCCATCAGCACCTCTTTTTAAAGACCACGTCGTGCGCAAAATGCCCGGGCAGGTGTGATGTTGACCCTTAAATTTTATTAATTTTTTGTCCGATGACTTTTGGTAGTTTAGACTCGAGCAAGGCGAGCTCTTTCAGCTTGTGCTGGAGAGCCCCCTTGCACTGGTGCACCTCAAGCTGTATGCAGCCATAGCAACAGCTGGAAGAACACTCCTTGCACAAAAGCATCGCATTGTTTCGTTTGCAATGTGGGCATTTCATTCATTCACTCTGTATATAACAGATATATTCGTTAAGTGGTGTGTAGGGTGTCATATCTACTTCGACATCGCACAGACCATTTCGCTTCGCAGTCTGGACACGTTCCCAGAATGCCTGCATGACTGGCAGTGCATCCACAAACCACTGCCGGTCGCGCTTGACCCGTACAACGTTAAACTCTTCGGGCTTTTCACCATCTGGTCGGTATTGGATGAAGTCGCAGTCCTCAAAGTCCAAAATCTCGAGCAGCAGCTGAATCTGCGGCATGTAGTGCTTAGGCACCTTGGACTCAATCTTGCGAGACAGCGGGCACTTGATTTCGATGAGCATCCCATCCTCTGTAATACCGTCAGCGGAGCCTCCGAGCCACTTGTAAACAGGGTGCTGTACGAGCCCAATCTCGTGGCTCTTCTTGTTGTACCGGGCGTCGTACAGGTCACGCGCGATGGGCTCGAGCAAAGTGCCGTGTGCAGTCGCTGCGTTCCCTGCCCACTTGAGCTTGAGCACCTTTTTCATAAGGAGTTTGTCCGGGGTTTCGTAGTGATTATCACCGAGCGCAGACGCGACATCGCTGGCTGTCAGCATCTCCTCGCGCAGCTGGAGCCAAGCCTCTGACCGCTGGTCATGGTAGGTTCGGCCGAGGAGCTCTTTCACCTTTGGGTCCATGTCCATTACTTTTAAATCGAGGGTCTGTTTTAACCAACATTTCAGCCGCGTTTTGTTCTGCTTCCTTCTTTGTAAGAGCAAACCCCGACCCACAGTCCATACCATCCACAAAAACCGTAATGAAAAATCGACCATTCGTGGTTGTAATATGGCGGTACTCGGGTATGGCTATCTTCATAGCTTGGCACATGCGCATCAGCTGGTCCTTGTAGTTGTCATCATCCAGGTTTACTTCAATTTTTTCAAAAGAATTCATAATAAATTGTTTTGCGTAAACCATGCCGAGGTCGAGGTAGACTGCTCCCACAAACGCCTCGAACACATCCTCAAGAATGTTGTCGTTGTTGTTCCAGCCGTTGCGTATACCCTTTTCATCCATGAGGATATACCTGTCCAGACCCAACTTCTTAGAAATCTCGCACAGCGTCTTACCTCGGACCATCTTGGTGCGAGCCTTGGTCAGGAACCCCTCTTGATGTTTTTCGTATAAATCAAATAAGTGCTTGGTTATAATGAAACCTAGCACTGAATCCCCCATAAATTCAAGCGTTTCATAGGACCCCGTAAGTCCCTTGTAACGTTTGAGAGCAGATTTATGCGTAAATGCGCGACGATATAGACTGACATCTTTCACCTTTGTACCCACGAGAGTAGACAGTACTTCGCGTGGGAGCAAAGGAAGCTCTTGCTCCTCTTCCATTGTTATATCATATTACACACAAATTCTTAAGTCTCTTTTCACGCCGTCGACTTGACCACCTTGGGACGGACCTTCTTCTCCTTGGGCGCCTCGGTGGTGGCTACTGCTACTGGCTTCTCCTTGACTGCGACCGGCTTCTTCTCCTTGGGAGGGGCTGGCGGCTTGACCTCCTTGATGTAGTGCGGGCTGACAAACTTCTGCAGGTTCAAGAACGACACGTCCTCACCCTCTGGGGGGCAGAGCAGGGCGCGCAGGGTGTCATCCATCAGAATCAGCTTGCCATTCTTCAGACCACGCTCTGACACGTAGGTGTTCACAAACTTCGTCACCTGTGTACGGGAAACCTTGTCTCCATCGGGCAGACCCAGAAACTTCTGCAGCTCCGGGGTTACATTCTGGGGCTTGTTGAAACCGTTGTTCTTGGCACGCTCAGCCGCCTTCTCACCGCTGGGGTCGCCAATGTACTGACGAATCTTACGGACATCCTTTCGGAGGCCCTTCAGCTCCTTGGCCAGCAGCTCGAGAGTCACGGGGGTTTCGGTGATAGATGCCATCTTTTCTACTATACAGTAGACCCACTGCTTTAAATGCTTACAGGAGAAGAGCAAGTGTAAGTGCCATTGTTCCAATGAATGTGACCAATGGACGGTTATCGGTTTCTTCGACCACTGGTCGCGCTGGAGGCTGACTCGTCAGTATGAGCGGATAAGGCTTGACTGGCTGCGGGTCCGTGTACGTACCGGGCTTGGTCACAATTGTGTGCATGTACATAGGGTCTGACTGGAACGCCCGAACCCAGTTTTGCACAGAGGGCTTGTCCGACGTGGGCAGGTTCTCACCAAAACCGTACGGCAGTTTTGGATTACTTGACGCCTTCAGTGACTCGTCCGTTTCGGGCTGGCGTCCAGTACACGCATTCTTACAGCAGGAAGCCTTGCACGGCCTCGTGTACCCCTTCTGTCGGTCAACAAATGCACAAAAAGTTTTTCCAGGCTCTGAAGGTGATGGCAGGCAGGAGCAATCAGGCGAACAGTTGATTGCGCTCATTACAATTAATTAATATTTTTGTTGATACTAAATGGAGTACGGTACCCCAGTCAAGCTCCCGGACGGTCGCTACTTTCTTAAGATGGCTCATGCGTTGCACCAGGTGAACGGTGTCAAGCTGGTTGACTCTCTGTCAGGCAGCAACATCTCGTTCCGCATCCCAGAGGCGGGCCAGGAAATCATCAACAAGTGTGACGAGGAAATCATCAACAAGGCTAAGGAGTCCAAGGTGGAGTGGTTCGGCAAGGAGCTGAGCGACGAGACCATCCAGACCGCCTTCCAGGACTCTCTGACGGAGGACACCCTGTCGGTTGCACCAGCCAAACTCAAGGGTGAGGTTGTTCTGACTGCTTTCGACATGAAGAAGAACCAGCTCGAGCTCCAGGAGGTGAAGGAGGGCACGACGTGCGACGTTCTGTTCGAGCTGGCCGGTCTGTGGTTCCTCAAAAAGTCGTTCGGGCCCATCTGGCGAGTTGTCCAGGTCCGTGTGCGCGGTGCCCCCAAGTCACCCATATTTTCCAAGCAGTACTTGTTCAGTGACAGCCCAGAGGAGGATGAAGTCGAGGCGGACCCAGCCGACTACATCGACTAAAAAATATTTGTCTATTAATATAAATGGCAATGAACCGTCGTGCCCTTTTCGCCCTTCTGGTTGTGGCGGCTCTGGTAATTTATTTCTTCTATCCTAGCTACCGCCCCAGCATGTCATATTATAGCTCAGGTGTCGGTGGTGCCGATCTGCCAGTCAGCAAGTCTGAAGGCATCGGCGCAGCCCCCGTGTCAGGCATGGGTGGACCCACCTTCGATGTGTCAGGCGCTGGCCTCATCCCCCGCGAGGTGACTGCGACCGAGGACTTTGGTCAGTTCAGCCCAGCGAACATCTTGAGCGGCCAGAACTACCTGGACGCGCGCTCCCAGATTGGTTACCCCGAGACCATCGGCGGTGTGCTGCGCAACGCTAACCTCCAGATCCGCAGCGAGCCAATCAACCCACGTAACCCAGTCAGCATCTTCAACTTGTACACAATTCCCCCAGACACCA